TTGGTTCTTGAGGCGTATCAGAACCAAAGTTTAAAACTCTTTCCTCTACTTTCTTAACTGTCATTTAAGTCTTCCATATTTCCATGCAGGGTTGTTATCTCTTGTTCAGCGAAATTTAACCCTGAAATTTCACCAACTATACGTTGGTACTGAACAAAATCTTGTGCGCTACCTGTAGCGAGTGACTCCTTGAGATCCGCTTGTCTCTCACGAAGTTTGCGGAGCAAATGCTCCGAATACTGAATAAAATCCATTAGTTGATATAACTAATAAAATCTAATCCTTTAGTCGCTGCTCCAGTGCCTTTCGTCCTTACCTTCTTTCCTGGAATACTTACAGTCTTTTCTTTCAAAGCTGTAGGTTTCGCAAAGCCTTCATTAGAAGGTTCTGGGATAGTAGGCATAACTCCAGGCTTCTGGGTTTTAGGAGAAGGGTACGGAAGTTCCGTATCTCGAAAATTCCTCACTTCTTCTTACCCCGACTTTTCGTTACCTTCCCGCCACGCTTGTAACTACCGCCCATTTTAGGCATCTTTTTATTTTTCTTAGTAGCTCCACCACGTGCCATACCACCGCCCATTTTAGGCATCTTTTTCTTGCCTTTATGTCCTGGCATTACTCTTCTCCTTCTGAATACAGATTATTAAAAGTTACTTTCGGATCCATGTAGCTATCGTCTATTTCTGCACTATGCAAATGTTGACTAGGGTAGAAATCGGGAGCACCCTCCCCTGTTTCCCACAATGCAGGATTCGTCGCTCTTACACGATTATTAGGTAACGCTACAATATTACCCGTCCATTTACCTGCATTAGTGAGTTCTATTACATGACTTTGTTTATGTTGCGCTGGATCATCGGCAATATCGTTACCTGTATAATCCACCGTAAATAAATAACGTCCTGTATGAAATTCATTATCTATCTTACAAAGCCAAGGGCTAGAAGAAACACGATCTAACTTGATAACTGCATGATCATAAGAACTACAGTCCCAAGGTTGTGCTAAATGTGTCGGCATTGGTTCTGGCATTTCTTCTAAGACAGCATCTGCAACAAGTGCGGTAATTGGCATCCTAGCCCACATTGCCCCACCGTGTACGTTTTGTGCATCCTCCTCCTCGCCAAGTTCATATCCAGTAAAAACTACTTGGAATGATAGACATCTGTCAGGAATGGTATTTACAGCAAAAACAACTGCGTGTAAATACTCTCCGTGGTAGTCTAAATGATTGTGTGTAAATTCTTTGCGGATCCATGCGTTAAAATGTGGAATATTACTTATTAAGTAAGACATCTACTCCTGTTCTCTTGACTCGCGAACTACCTTCGCAATCTCAGTTAAATTAGAATCTACCTCACGTTCATTACGCATTTCAGCTTCTTGTAACTCTGCTGCTATACGCACATCCGTTTGTTGTTCTTGAGACTCTATACGTTCTCTATCAACTTGCGCTCTACGCTCTGACTCACGATCACGCTGCTTTAATTTCTCAAACTCAAGTTCCATTTGTTCTTGGAACATTTGACGGTTCGGATCTTGTTGTTGCATTGCCATCGCTTGTGCAAGAGCTTGTTCTTGACCCGTAATCTGTTGAGTTGCTTGTGCTGCAGCCACAGCCAACTGACTTTCCATTTCAGGTGGCAACATGGGCATCTGACCATCTGGTCCAGGTTGCGGTAACTGCATACCTTGTTCTGAGAGAATCTGTTCAACTTGTATTCGATACTTCATCGCCATGTGCTGTTGTATATGTGCTTGTAAAGCAGCCATAGCTTGAGGATTCTGTTGTATTTGTGGACTTTGCATAAACGCCATATGCGCTTGAATATGTGCATCATGGTTTTGTTGCATAAACGCTTGCAACGGTGCGTTCATCAAAGCATCCATGTTTTCTTGTACAGGATCTTTTGGAGCAGGAGCCATATCAGGTAATAAAATATCGTTAACATCTTTGATGTTTAGAGCGATATACATTTTACGATACGCTTCTTTTATGTTGTGGATTTGCGGATTACTTTGCGCTAATTGCAACTGTGTCTGCGCTAATATAATTCTTTGTGTCGTACTAAATATATTTGGATCACAAACAGGAACAACGTCTACACTGTTGTTAAAATCTTCTGCGAAAACTGTTTGTTGCGCACCTTGTACTTGATATGGGTACTCAGGAGGAAGGTATTCACCGAATAATCTTTTTAAGATTGAAAACTCAGTGCGTTGTGCATAATGTAATCGTTTATGGATTGACGATATAACTTTTTGACCTTTCTCTAATAAAGCAACAGTCGTGCCTACAGGAGCTTGACTATTACCGTCTCCGGTCTGCTGATCCATAACAGCAGCAAATCTTTGACCAGACTCAACTAAAACACCCATCAACTGAGCTAATGTACCGCTGGGCTCTTTATAGGGTAACGGTAAAAATGAATCTCTAAGACTACCACCTGGAGCATCGACATCACGCCATTCTCCTGGTTGTACAGGATCATCCGCTCGTTGAATATTTAGACCTCTTGATTTAAATCCAGCAGGTAAATTAGAGAGCGTTCCTGCATCAATCAACTGTCTAAGAATTGCAGTAGCTGATTTAGTTACACCACCAATCATATGGATTAAACCAAACCCATAGAACCCTAATCCTGGTAAAAATTTATAATGCGTAAAATATTCAATCTTTTTACGCATCGGATCGTTTTCAATATAGTTTTGTCTAATCGCTAAAACTTTATTGTTATCCTGACAAATCGTTACGATATAAGGCAGTGCTAATCCTGTTGGTTCTCCTGAAGCGTCTGTATGTTCAAACCCTTCGATATCTAATTCAACATGACATTCTAACAAGGTATATTGTTCAGAGTTGCCTGTTCTACTTACTCCCTCTATCTCATCTATCTTTTCTTGTACTGCATTTTCATCTGGAGCATATCCAGGATTCATCATGTCTAGATCACGATAGAAACCGCTGAGTTGTAATTTACGCATATCGTTTTCAGTCATCTTAATAACGTGCGTAATACGAGGAGTAGTATGTAGATCCGTAGCAGTGTACGGAACGACTAAATCTTCAGCTTTAATAAAACGAGAAACGACTCGTCCCATAGCTGGATCAAAATAACATTTTTTAAATGCAGATCCTGCTAGGGGAAGAAAGAACAACATTTGATCCATTTCAGGATCGTATTCTTCCATTTTATACATAAGCTGGTAGTTCATAAAATCCTTTACACGATTTGCTTGCATCGCTTTAGGATTATTAGAGGCACCAATAACTTTTGTATCTACGGGGCCATTAGCAGGGAGAAGCTCTTTGTAAGCCTGCGCTTGGAAGTGCGTCGCGGCTTCTGCTAGTAACGGATGATAGACTCCGCTGGCCCCTTCAAAGGGTTCGCTGCGCGGTTCGTTTTCGATACCCAATAGCTCTAAACCATCGCGAAACGTCTCATACCAGTCTTGTCGTGAGGAAACATCATCCTGATACGACGATTCAAGTTCACTAGCTATCTGACCCAGCGTACCCTCATCAATGTACTCAGCTAAATTCTCACCAAACGGAATATTATCTTCCATTGGTAAATCTGCAGGAGACATAACATTGTTATCCTCGTCGAAGAGGACTTCTATGTTTTCATCGTCGCCTGATATTTGGACTTCAGCCATAGATCGCCACCATACTCTTATTTTTTAACAGGGTAAATCAGTAATATACCCGTAATCTTGGGTAATAATCTTCTTCGTCTTGATAATCGCTATCTAAACGTAAAAAACCGCCTTGTCTAAACCGCATAAGTGCCAAAGTTGTCGCATCTACGCAATCATCGTTCTCTCCGTTCGGAAAATCTACTATTTCATCCATTAATTCTTGCGCCCAAGTCGTTTCTGGCACCCAAACACGCCCTTCTTGAAAAATTGCACTTACTGTATTCAATCTAGCAATCTTATCTTGGCCTTTACTAGGCGAAAACGTGTTAATCGGGATGCCCTGACGCCGTAATTCTTGCGTTAACGGTATACCTGACGCTTTTGTTTCGATAATTACCGAATCAGGCTCCCAATATTCATATAATCGCATCGCTTCGCGTTTTAGTTCAGGAAAATCTAGTCGTTCTTTAACACAATCTAGTAAAACTAAGTGAGCATCTTGACCGTTATAGTGCTCTTCTCCTATTTTCCCTTCTGGATAAAACACTCCCCACGTAGTTATCGCTGTAAAATCAGATCTTTCGGATTTTAAAAACGCTGTATCGTAACTTTGTATCAAATAATCGCACGTTGGCGGGTCATCAGACTCCCATATGTTGAACCATTCTTTAGGAATAATCGAAATACCTTCCCCAGTAGGGCGTTGCATGTACTGCGCTGCCCATTTCGACGGAGGTATAGACGATTTTGTAGCTTCAAGTTCTTCTAATTTCCAAAACTCGGGCCATAGTGGGTTGCCTGACGGCATAATTGCAGGGAACTCTATTAGTTCCCATTCGTCGCCACCCTTTTCTTGCATCATTCGTTTCATTAATTTACCCGTTAAGTCTTTTTTAGACCAACGAGTCATTACGATAACGATAGCACCTCCTGGTTGTAGACGTTGTCGTGGCCCTGTTTGATACCATTCATAGGCTTCGTCTAATGCTTTATCAGAAAATGCATCTTGTTCAGAGTGCGGATCGTCAATAATAAACAAATCCGCACCTCTACCCGCGAGAGCACCACCAATACCTGACGCATAATACTCCCCACCTTGAGAAGTAAGCCATTTACCCGCGCTTCGTGAGTCTGCTTTTAGTTGTGTTTTAGGAAATAAGTCTGCGTACTCGTCGCTTTCGATTAAGTCTCGTACCCGTCTACCAAAATTTATTGCAAGGTCAGCTGTATGGGTTGCTTCAATAATCTTTAATTTAGGTCGTTTACCTAATAAATACGCTGGGAACAAATACGAAGCGAACTCTGACTTCGTATGTCGCGGAGGCATATTAATTATTAATCGTTTTGATTCACCGTTTGCAATTTTATCAAACGCTTCGGCCATCTTTTTATGGTGAGACCCAGCAATAAACTCTGGCCAAATATTTTTTACAAACTCATAGAACGTACCAATCGACTTTTCGCGTTTTTCGCGTAGTTCTAGTTCTTCAAGGAGTAACGTAAACTCTTTCGCTTCTTGCTTTGATAGATGCGAGAGGTCTACGTTTTTTAATTCATTTAGAGGATTTTTTGTTTGCATTTATATATCGACGGTAAACTTGTGCTGCGCTTGTTTTACCCGCTGCTTTTGCTCTTTGTTCCATCGCTATCGCTGCTTGTATTTTATGAGCCGGTGTTCTTTTAGCTCTTTTTATTTTAGCTACGCTTGCTTGCGCATCTTTAACGGTAGCAAATTTTAATCCGTGGATTGTGCCTTTCGGATCTTCGTCTGTATATAAATCGCTATGTTTTTTACTTTTAGCTGGTTGCCCTTTCTTTCTAGGGATACGTGGGTTTTTAGTTGCCATTTATCTTAATCTTGCGTTATTAAGACGTTCCTTAGATATTGCACCACCTTCAGCCATACTTTGTATTTGATCTCGCGTTGCGGGGATCATCCCACCTGTTGGGTTAGCTTCCATTTGATCTGCTAGTTGCATACCCACCGCTTGGATCTGAGGATTAGGATCTTGCATCATATTAGTAATTTGTGGAACACCGAAATAATAAACATCGTTGGGTGTTCCTACTGGCCCACCCATAGCTGCCATAATACCTTGTTCCATCGGAACTTGTTCCATTAACATTTGAAGTAATTCTTCTTCGTCTATTTGTGGAGCCGTAGTAGGATCTCCTTCAGGTAACGGAACATCACCCCCTCCGTATTCCATAGCTTTTAACGCCTCAGCTAATCCTCCAGCACTAGTCCCTAAAACTTCTTCAGGGATAATTTCTGATGCTTCAGAAATATTAGGAGCAGACCCTGTAATTAAATCACGAAGTTGTTGTTCTTCCCTCGCTCTTTTTTGTGCTTTTCTAGCACGGTTAGCACTATAAGCAGTAGAACCGACAGTTGCTGCAATCGCTGCAACACCTAATTTAAAAAAGCTCATTTTTCTAAATCCTCGAAATTATCTACGACGAACATTTTTTCGAGTTCAGGAACATCTTGAATGTTTTCTGGATTCGGGTGGATTGTAAGTATCGTAGTGTTTTCTAAAAAATACAACGCTCTTTGTGTCATGGGTGGTGTAACCATGATCGCAAAATCTTTATAAACGTCAATCTGTTCTTGTTCTTGTGTGGTCGAAACCACTCGACAATGTCCTGCACATAACACAGTTATATGTTCATGTTTATGAACTTGGCTAACTACCATCGAATCTTTTACACCATAGTATGCTCGGACATACATACCTTCTGCAAAGTGATGAGTGTTTATATAAGGAGTAGGTTGATCAGGAGCGTTTCTTGAAAGTTTTGTCAGGACACCTTCTAAAGATTTTATTTGCGCTTTACGCTGATCAACTAAAGCAGTGCTCATTTATAACTTTTACCGTAATAACCTTTAGCGAGACTTAATCCACCGCCCATAGCTTTCCTAGCAGTAGTAGCAGCTTGTTTAAAATTTTCTTTCGTAGGCGCACCTTTAGCTCCTGGTTTACGCATCTTCTCACCAGAACCAGCTTGTATCCGTTTACGTTTTGCGTTGATATTAGCATATAACCCTGGACGTCCACCTGTAGCCATCATATCCCCATCAC